TGGTCGGCGTCAGTAGTGATGTCCCATGACCTATGGTGGGCTGGCGTTGGGTGGGTGTTGGGCACCACCGTCCACTCATCCTTAGTTAGATCGTATGCAGCGTAAGGATTAATGAAGTTAATGCCATTCTCTGCTGAGGTGACACCGGCATTAACATAGAAGGTTACGTCGTAGGTTCCGTCCCCAAAGAAAATAGGGGAGAACTGTGGATGTAGCTCGTCGTGGAATAGTTCATTCATCATACGGGCGATTTCTCCGTCGCTGGCACCTGTATACTGAGGGTTTGACTGACGGAACTCAATGTAGTTAATGCCAAGCAGTACGTCAATGTCTCCTGGCTCCTGAGTGTGAGCCCACTGGTAGGACACACCACTACCGGCGATCCATACCCTGGCCCACAACAAACTATTTGCAAAGTACTCAGAGAGGAAGTTGTGAGTAGCCTGTAGGATGCAGTCTCTTACATATGGCTTTAGGTGAACTCCTGTAAACAGGTCGGTGTCTAGCTGAGTTGAGGGCGCAGCAAAGTAAGACGTAGCGTGTCGTTCTATACCTGCTTCAAATGGGAGTTCCATAGCACTATTCTGCCGTAAAACCCTCTGATTGTCTACCTGATAAATCACTTAGCGTTACTGTGTCAGTATTAGGGGCAGACATATACCCGTGCTTGGCGTGAGCATTAGAAAATCTGTACATCATTAATAGACAAGAATCTTCACTGTCCTCGGTATCCACCTCGAAATGGGCGCCACACTGACAAGTCATGCTTGTATACATCACTACCCCTTACGTTTATTTAGGGCCTTCTTTATGATGTTAGCAGTAGGTTCTTTCTCTCCGGTGGCAAACCGATGGTATATTTCCATCCTAGCCTCATGGGACATTAGCTCTGAGAAGTTGGCTATGTCGTGTAGTGTTGCTTCCCTGCGTGTAGCTAGTACAGGAATGTCTGGTCCAATCTCAGCATGGAGATTGCCGTCAATGTCCATCCAGATCATGAATCCAGTGATAGCTTCTGTGGGCTGTGAGGAAGCGGTGATGTCTACTCCTGTTGATTGCTGCTGGTGAGTCTCGCTCATCTGTAGAGTCCTCTCGCGCCTCTTAGCTTCTGGTCAACAATAGACTGTACAGGGCAGAAATTGCATAGGTAGTTTCTTGGGCCGGGGGCGTTCTTAGGATCAGGAAGGCCAGCGTCCTTACGTTCCGCCTTAGTGCTGGGAAGTAGTCGCATCTTCTCTGTCTTGTAATCTGGGCAACCATCCTGAGGGCGTAGGTGCCTACCAAAACACTTTAGGGCATCTTCCATAAAGGTGTCTGAGGTGGCGTAATAGTCAGCGTCAAACTCCGCAATACCCTTTGATCCACCACCCTTAATCTGCTCAATCATGTTCTTACGAACATCATCGCGTCCCCACTCATCAAGTGGAACACGGAAAAGGTGGCCCTTGTGAGGCTCTCCTGATGGGAAAATGTGGTGTTCTAGAGTAATCTCTAGAAGTTGGTCGTGCTCTGGGTCACCATCGTAGGGCGGCAGTTCTTCAATAGTCCCGCATACTAGACAATAAAGCAGTCGCAGGTACTCTGGGTTATCACTACGTGGTACGTCAGAAGGAATAATCCTAGACAAATTGTGCTCCGAGTTAGTTAGAAATTAGTGCGGGTAGGTTTCGTCGTCCCTCTCCTGTGGAGGAAGCTCAGTATTAATGTAGCCGTAGCCCTGGAATGGATGCAGGTACTTACGCTCATTAGCGGTCATGGGGCCATTGTTAGTGGTAGGATCAAGCTCCGTGTTTGGACGAGCCTTACGGTACTTACCGTCAGTAACGCCTTCACGTAGTCCTGCGTTCATTGAACGAGAAGTATTTACAGTCATCTTTGCCCCATCAATTGTCTAGCGTTCTTGCCTGCCTTAATACTAGCACAGTCTGGGCATTGGCCCAAATATATTTGAGCGATAGGGCTAATTGTAGCCCCACAGCCGCAAACACCACTTCCATTGTACACAGTCGCGCCTGCGTACACACTCTGTAGTACGCCCTGGCTTTCTAAGCCGGACAGTTGGTCGTAGATACCATCATTCTGATCCATCAGATACTCGTTCCTAAAGCGTTGCGACTACTACCAGAATAGCCACCAAGACCGCCAGAGAACCAGGAAACTCTAGGGTTATTCCTATTCTTAGCAAGGTCTGGCTTATCTAGGTACATGATATCTTCTACACCAATTGTTCTAGTCTCATATCCAAATCGGGGCGGAAACTTTTCCACCTGTGGAAGTTGAGGCTGGACTAGGTCTGCTACTTCATCTGCTGGCAACAAGCCAACCTGAATAGCCTGCTGAGTTAGGCGCTGCTCATTAGTAGCAAAGGGGCCTAGATACTGATATCTGGGTATAGTTGGTACAGCATCCTGGTTAGTGAACCAAGGAGAATCCGTGTTGTATACACCATTCGGTGTCTTCTGATCGCTCATGATGTCTTCCCATACTTCTGCCAGTCACAGTCTGGGCAGCTATCGACAGCCCCACTAGGAACGGTGTTTAGTACCTTTGTTAAGGTACTACTTGTGCCCAAATCTTCTTTAGACAGTACACTTACTCTAGGCTCTTTTGTTTTACTACTTAATTTTGGTGATAAACTCAGTTGGTATGCTGCATTTGTCTTACCTGTTTTGTACTGATGCTCTAAGCCCTCTGCCCCATCATCATACGGAGTAAGAGCACCACCAGCGTATTCTACATGCTTAGAGATACAGTTGGTGCATAGCCCTCTGCCTGTGTGGAATTCCCAATTTGAACTCATATTAGCTCCACGGTGGTCTCATGTGGCCCATTTGATTATTCCTAACAGGGTTAATTACATTAGGAATATAGTTAGGGATATTAACCTTACCATCATTAACTAGGTGAGTGGCAGGGGTGAAGATTCCAATGGGAACTGTCTTCTTACCCATCATCTCATTCTCAATACCAGTGGTATTAGACCATTCTTGGGGCCATAAATAATCGCCTGGATCAATTCGCTCACCCTTGTGAACACCGCGCTGATAGCTTCTCTGATTGGCACGCTTCTTCAGACCATCTAGAACGGTATCTGTGGGGCGACCCTTATCATCTCTACGACTTCTAATTGTGCCAAGAAATCCGTCTGGATACTCAGCCATGGGTGTACGACCAATACCAAGGCGTGACGCATCAATCTCAGAGCGAGCCATTGGCGTACCGCCACCGCCCTGATTAAAGGAACCGTAGAGGCCACCTGCGCCGAGGCCCATCCAGTTCTGTGCTGGGTTCATATTAGAGTAAGGCATACTCTAAGTATAGAAGCTTGTTCTAGTGAGTCTTGTTATAATCATCAATAATGGAAGATACCAGTTTTTTGAATGACTGCTCTGATTCTTTTAACATCTCTGTCAGCTCATAGACTGATCTACTTACAGGCTTATCTGACTCAAAACTGAGGTACCATCCCCACACCTGTAGAGGGTTACCTTCCTCGTCTGTGGTAACTGGTCCTCTAATAATCTGGTAGCGCTCGTTAAGATGCCTTCTCTGCATAAGCTCTGGTGTTTCTTCACAAGCCTTTAGGTATACTACTTCTATTAGGCGCTCTACTAATTCTTGTGGTGCTCCCACTGGTAGTTCTACGGAGCCACCAAACTCTCTACGCATTTATTAGTTCTCCTAGTTGGATACTGATCCGGTTTGGTCTAACACCCTCAGACAGTGTGTATGGACTTGCTGAGATATCAATGTTCTCATCACATATGTACCAAGAGTAAGCTATTTTAAGGTACTTAGGAATAAAGGTGTATAACTCCCAACTATAAAACGCCTTAAAATGTCCTTCACTAACGTCTATGTCTACAATAGTCCCAAAAGAGTTTGCTATCTCACCGTACAGTGCTGGAGCACCTGCGGTAAAAGTATACAGCACATCAGGAACAAGGCTACTAATCCTAGCTTCTTGGTAGTGTTCATCTACTAGTTCTTCCATGTATTCGTACATACTATCAAATACCTCTTGAGAAGAACTTAATGGTATTTTTACTTCAAATACCTGGGCATATTCATACTGCATTAAATTCTTGTCCCCCGTAAAAAGCCCATCCATCTTGAATATGCACTGGGTCTACTACGTATCTAGGATCATCTTCCTTATAGCGGACAACTAACATGCCCTGCTGCCAATCTTCATAGTTAATGATTGGCTTGCCATCCAGACCATTAGCACCCTTCATGCTTGGTACTGCACCATCTACCCTACACAAACAACCTGGGGTTGCAGCAAAGTTACGAACTGGTCCATAGCGATCCTGCTGAGTGGTGTGATGTACTTCGATTCTGTGAACGTGACCAAAAATAGTAGAGGTTCTCTCACTCCGTGCATACGCACTAGCGGTGGATGCACTTGATCTAACAATAGACCCGTGAACACACTTAATAGTATCATTCAGCCAGAACTTACGAGCTGGGTACCCATCTAGCCACTCTACGTTTAAAGAGTCAACATCTAGTAAGAAGGGTACCGACAGTACGGCATACGCACTAGGAACCTTGTTGGTTACTGTGGCTACTCTTAAACCGGCTGACGCCATGTTATAGCGCAGGATAGAATCCTGTAAGCGCTTGTCATGATTACCCTCAAATAGCACAATCTGTGCATTGGGTACTGTAGCCCTCTGTTCTGCTAGCCAGATATGGCCTGCATTTAGAGCTGCCTGTGTGGTGTTCTGCCACTCAATTCTCTGCTCGTACTTAGACTGAGCAGGAAGATCAAGGAAGTCTCCCAGGTTTACCACCACGTCCACTCTTGAATCCTGCGCCACGGCTGCAAGAACTTGAGTAGACACACTAAGAGCATTAACATCATGAAACGGATCAAGGGTACCATCTACGTTTCTAAATCCAAATTGAGGGTCCGGGAGAATAACCGCTGTTTTCCAGCCAGATAGCAAAGCCGGGGCTTTCTTTGGTGCTTTGACTGGCTTAATAATGGTAGGGGCAGCGGTAGTAATGAAGCTGGAAGTGGCTGACACGGTTATCCGTTCGTTAGTCCGATTAGTAGTTTGTTATTCAAACTTAACAAAACTACCTTGTGTTCTCTTTGATATAGGTTGAGGTATATTACCATTTCTTTTGGTGCGCCAAGCTGTCATGTTTCCTACAGAGGAATTATTATCTGATGATAAAGGAGCCACATCACTTTCCTGGTTAACAGGATGAGCAGCACCCATTCCGTTCACTACGGCAGGCTTCTCTGGCGCGTTGTACTGAGGTGACCTAAATGAGGAAGGCATCAGTACCCCTTGTATGCTCCACTTGAACCATCTGAGAATGATCCAGAACGGTTGATAGAAGATGGAACCATATGTCCGTTAGCCTGAGTTGCACCAGCAGCAGGGTCAGTAAGTGGGGGTGTACTTGCTGAAATAGAGTGCTGAGCGCCAAGGTTCTCATTAATGATCGCGTTGCGACCGTGGATTCCTGGCACTAGCGCTGGGTCTGCTGACTGTGTATTGTGGCGAGGGACCTGTGTTCCCTGTAGCGCTGGGGCTACCTTTGCTGTCTCAATAGCAGAATTACCAACAGGTACGCGAGGTGAACCTACGCGAGCCATGCCTGCAATTGCTTCTTCTGGTGTTGGGAGATTCACTCGGCCTCCAGTGCCTGCGGAAAGTGTGTATGAGGAAGTTCCACCCTGACGGTTTCGGATCGCATGTCCAGTTGACCAATTAGCCATTGTAAACCCCATTTCTTGTTAATACTAGGGTATTAGTGCTGGGTGTACTTGTACTGCTTAACTTACTCTCACCTTTAGTACAATGGCTGAAATGTCCCCATCCCGTGATTCGATTGTTACGAATCCTGGAACTACATATAGGTCCATTCCTCTTGGGGCCACATAACTTCTGGCGATGATGATGCCCTTCACAGCCTGGTTTAGAGCTGAGGCTCCGACTGCTCTCAGAGTTACTTCTGGGCTTTCGTATAGAGCATGAGCAATTGCTGAGGCTAGATTCTTGGGGTTCCCACCTGAGGTTACCCTTAGTAGCTTCTCTTCTGTGTTGTCTGACATAGTTATACCTTAGAGTCCGTGTGTTGATCGGTACCTCAAATGTACAAGAAGTCATGACTTATGAATCCCTGAACTTTTCTGGACTTGCCTTAATAGCGTCAATTACTATATTTTGGTACACGAAAGTAGTATGCTCTCTACCATCTAGTGCGGCTACCATCCTGGCTATTACGTAGGAGTCAGCCATATTATCATCTGAGAACTCTACTCCCCAGTTTTTGTATATACCAAGCATTACTTCATTTTTCTTGGCAGTACCTTTGTTTGTGGCGAACTTCTTTACCATAGTGACTGGTACTTTAAGAGGGTAACTGCTACGCATAGACCACAAGTAAATCTTTACAGCGGCAGCCAACTCTCCAAGAACTGAAGCACTTTGAGACTGATAAACACTGGCCTCTATACCAATATCCACAATAGTGTGACCGGATTCATTTACTTCTTCTAGACGATCATGTAGGAAATCTTGAATATCAACCAGTCTACTGACGCCTCTATTATTGGAGGTGTAGACCCAAGAATAAAACTTTCCGGTTGTTGGAGCATACGCAGTTACAGCAAAGCCAGTCAAGCTTTGATCTATACCGATATAGACATCAGAATTGGTAGCAGTCATAAGACCACCATCTACGTGCTTGACTGGCTTTGCCATTTAACTAGTGTATTCCTTTAGGAGTTCTGCTAAGTCTGTATAGCCTTTAGCATCATCGTAATTGTCCTGCTTACGTGGGTTAGCCTTAGATCGAGAAATCTTAAGCAGCACCATCATTTGTACAGCGTCATGTGGGCTAATCTTGTGACCGGTATACGCTGACCACAATTCAGCAATGCGCACCCAGTTCTCACGGAAGTCCCCGTAGTCCTTACCTCTTTCTGCTAGTAAGGGGTTGGTGTGATTGTAAGGATCACCAGTGAGGAAGGTATCTACTGTCAATGTAATATTATCCATCAGCACTGACCTCCACATTCACAAGACCCACCAAGGTCAATGTTAATTGTCACAGGACCACCAAGAACCTGGTCTCCAAAAGGAAGTTCATCCTGAACCCACTGTGGAGTGACAGCATAGGTTTCCCCGCTAGTCCAGTCACTAGTCTGACCTTGCTCACCTGCTGCAAAAGCCGCAAGTAAATCCTCTACGCTCTCATCAGGCTCTACCTCAGAGGGTGCTGTGCGGTGGAAGTGACGAACCAAACCACCTGCATCATCATGCCTATCTTCTGATAGGTCATAATAACTTAGGCCACCATCCTCAGAGAAACAACTAGGGTTGCGGTTGTTCTGCCATAGTGCGTACCCTGACTCCTCTGATCGGTTAGTCCACTCAGTAGGCTCATCAGTCAGTGGTGACAGGTTCTCACGCCTTAGTAGGCGTGTTAGCATATCAACACCAATCTCATGAGAAGCACCGCTGTGCCCATATGACTCAAACGCTGAGATAGCAGCAAGAATAGACTGGGTGAATGCTGGGTCTTCTGCATCCTGTCCAATTAGCGCTAGTTCTACAATTGCATGGTTAAGAGGGTGGCTCATACGGTCTCCCAAATAGAAACTGGACGATACCCACCATTACGGCGAGTGCTCTTGGCGTAGTAGCCAGTTGGCTTGATGGTATCTGTGTGCTTCATCATAGGGCCAAGAATTCGGTGATCTGGAGCGTGATCCATGTTTAGGGTGCCACGCTTAGCAGCACGATCAATAGCCTCCCACACACGGTCTACGGTGAATGTACGCTTGGTACGGGCGGTGCGCTGGATGATAAGGAAAACCTTCTGCATCCAAGCCTGCTCTTCCACAGTGTATGTCTGATCTGAAGAAAGCAGGAATGTCTTAACTAGCATCTTAGGGGTCAACTCGACCATCTCTTTCCAGTAGTAGTTCTACGTGTTAATTCTCGACTTGCCAGTGATACGTTACGATCTAGGTTTTGGTGTACTGCTTCGACAAGCTTCCTGTACGCATACAGCGCATCAACCTCCTCTAACACTAGCACAACATCGGGGTCCGATGCAACTTTTGCCTTAGCAGCAGAAACCGTCTTTTCTGTTACGGTTCCCATTTTACTTGCCTGTAGCCTAGAGAGTCTCTTTTCTCCCATGCGCTCATCTGTTTCTGCAACGGCCAACTGTACCGTAACAAAATCTAGGTATGCTACAAGCTGTGAGTACAGCTCCATCAGTTCTTCATCAGTGATATCAGATAGGTCTGATGGAATAGTAGGAGCAGCAAAATCTGGATTTGAAGGAAGCTTAATTCCTTGCTTAGCCAGTGACACGGCAGCATCTACCGACTCTGTGGAAGCGAACTGGACTGTCATTCGTACACCTTACATGCTTTGCAACCATTAATAGGGTCATTGCTGCACTCAGGAGCCACCTTAGTGATTCTGACTGCTCTAGCGATGTCATACGCTTTATCTAGCATAGGCTTTACTGTAGCAGGGTTTGCTCTTACTGTAAATTCCTTGACAGCCTGGTCAGATTTCTTTTCATAAATGAAAACGATTTCCTCAGGTACCTCATCATAGATACCTTTTTCCTTCATGCGCCTTAGCATTTCAAGGTATAACTGACCTTGTCTAATATGAGTGCTAAATGGCCTACGAATATTGGCCCAAGCATCATCTAGTGTGGCATGGCTGTATAGTAGAGAGGGTTCCTCAAACCTAATGGTACCAATACCAATACTCTTGATTTCTATTAGCACGTTTCCTTGATCGTCTTTCACCCAACCATCAGTATGTCCAGAAATCATTAAGTCTCTATCGTACACAGACACTTCACGGTAGTCTATCAGTAAAGAACCGCAGTCTGGACAGGACGACCCTATTCCTGTGTATGCTAATTTACAAGACTGACAGTACCACATACCATAAAGTATGCCCATATCTCTAAGGCGATTCTGCCACTTAGCATGAATGTAGTGGCCTTCATCATAGATGTTCTGTAGCCTGAATCCAGCCTTGTCTCTTTTTGGACCCTGTGTAATTGTATAGTATGAAGCTCTAGCGCAGAAATCTGTCTTACAAAGTTCTGACGGATGGATTACAGTGTGATCACGTGGTTTTTCTGGCTGGGCCAACATAAACCGTTCTATACTGCCCAGGAGCCTCGTTGGGGTCTTGGACGTTGCTAGATACTGTTTTAAGGAACTGTCTGGCTTTGTCTTCCGTGCCATCGTCACTGTCTAATATCCATCTCTTAAATGATTTATTGGTCTTACCAAAGGCTACTTCTGCTTTATGCTTTCGTTCTAAATGAGCACGTTCTCTATGTGACATTCCTCCATATATCCCATGAGTGTCTTCCATATCAACTGCGTGTAGTAGACACTGCTTACGGACTGGGCATGGAGGCCTACTAGAAGTCCCCCAACAGATGGCCTTGCTAATGTCTGCTGAGCGCTTATACAGTTCTTTGTCTCTTGGCGGAAAGAATAAATTGGTGTCAATTTCTCTGTCACCTTCCTTTGCACCTTCTGAAACTGGTAGACCGATAGCTTCTCGTTCAGCGTTAGTTGGGTAGTTGTTTGAGTCAGCACAACTAGCTTCATAGCGCCACACATAGTCTGGTTCTCTAGGATCGTATTCGTACATACATGCCTTCTGCTTAGACGGATTCTAATAGCAAGAGGCATGGCAATAAGTATTACTACCATCTTAGTAGAGTTAGGGGAGTATGTCAAATTTCCTTGTAAAACAGAGGAATACTCTTTTCTTCTGTGGACTGTACAAAATACATGTAATACTTACATGTTGGACGGCAAGGAATATACACAACTACCTTTTCATCCTCAATGAGTTCCTTCCTAAGGATGCATCCACAAGGAAGAACAGTTGTATCTAGAATCATAGCCCCGCCATTTTAGTAAGTTCTATGTTTGTAGGACAGTCTCTCTTACAAGGGCTATAGTCTATAGTGTCTCCTTCAAAAGTAAGAAGACACCCACATGAAAGAAGAACAACATTTGGATCACTCATAATCCAGCCGTCACCAACCAATCATCTTCCAACTGCACAACATAGTTCTTACCTCCCATAGAGATACAGAAGATAGGCTCACGGCCCACCATCATAGCCTCCTTGTACAACTTGTCCATCTCCTCTACCTTTAGGCTGTAAGATTGATGGGAAGTATACTTGTGCTCGATAAGGTACTTCTCTGAGCGAACGTCTCCCTTTCTGGACCAATGATTCCCACTGCCAGCGTTTACTGATCCGCCCACTTTCTTAGCTAGGCGCTTCTCATGAGACTGTGACGCCTTCATACCGTCAGACTTCATCTTGTAGTTCCACCATACGTATAGTCTGTCTAAGCTCTGTGATCTTATCTGCGTTTTCTATTTGCCAACGCACTGCGGCAAGGGTTCTATCTTCCTCAGTTTCACGTCCCCAATAGTTGCCACGGAGAACATCCTGCTGTGTTGTCCCAAATTTCTCAGCAAGTACATCAGCACGCTTCCACAGTGGAGTTTCATACATATGGTCTAACATTAAATGGAGACTCTTTAGTGTAGAGACCCTAGCTTCTGGAGTCTCTACCAGTTCAGGCGCTAGTATCATGATTCTCTTCTACTCGCAGAATACTGTAAGCCTGAAAAACAGACCTACTTCCATTAACCCTATCCACAATGTATCTATTATCTTGCCAAGATGTTTTCAGGGCGTCAGTGATTTCAATAAGGGTTCGTAAAGTGTCATCTAGAACTACAATGACTTTAAATGCTTCTTCTTCTACGCTGGGCATGGGTATTTACCGTACCAATTCTTATAGGTGTTATATGTTCCGTTTGATGTATATCTACCTAAATGCTTTCCTTTACCCGAAATGTCCCATGGGTAAAAGGTCTTACCACCTTGTGTTAGGACGAATCCTACTCTGGCATTATAGTTAGGATTAAGCAACTTCTTGCTGTCCCACCACGGCTGTGACTTATACGTGTGCTTATTCAACTGAAGCAGACCGTAGTCCTCGGTTGAACTAATAGACCTGGCATGTCCCTTGGACTCTCTCATTACAAGCCCCCAAGCAATCTTAAGAGAATGACCACGGAAGCCAGCTCCATGAAGGATGGTGGCTATCTTATTGGGACAGTGCCATGCCTTCTTAATTTTAGTAGTTGCTACAGAGGCTGACTCTGTAGCGTGCGCTGGATGGATTATTGCCCCCAGTGCTAGGACTATAGTTACAACAAGTGCAACTCGGAATAGGGTGTGCTTTGCATACTTCACGTACTCTCCAAGGGTTCGGGAGAAGGTGCATTGCTCAGAGCGAGATTCTCCAGTTTCTCGAAAAGGTCACTATCATTACGTACTAACTCAATCACGGCGTCTGCGCCCTGACCAAGCTGTACACCATCGTGGAAATACCATGCTCCACGACGTTCAATGATACCTTCAGCCATGCATAGTGCTACTAACTCTTTACCAAAATCAATACTTCCTGGTGGTAGTGCTCCACCTTCTTCAAAGTACATATCAAAATAAGCAACACGCTGTTGAGGCGCGGTCTTGTTTTTGATAGTTCTCATACGGATTGACTGTCCAACACGCTTCTTGTTTGTCCCGGAACCTACATCAATCCACTCGTCACGCTTAATCTCTGTCCGAGTCACATAGGCAAAGTTCTTTCCCTTGCCACCAGGAGTGGTGCGAGGATCACCGTGCATAACACCAATCATCTCACGCCACTGGTTAATCATGATAGCAGTGCAGGGACGCTCATGCTCCTTAAGTGGTCTCTTCATTACTTTACCAACTCTGCGGTAGAACTGGTTAGTAAGTAGAGCACCACGGCCTGGGGACATTTCACCAGAACTCTTATCATTCTCCTGCTGTGGTACTAATGCAGGGTATGAGTCAATAACGATTAGGTCTGCTGCACGATCTTCCATTGCCTTGTAGACTGCATCGTATGCTTGTTCCATGATTACTGTTTCAATTAGCAGCACTCTGTCCATCTGAACACCACATTGTTCTGCCCACTCAATGTCAAAATCCTCGGCAGCAATCCAAATAGTAGTGAAGTCAGGATCAATCTCTTGGTTCTTAGCCACTACCTTCATAGCAGCAAAGGTCTTACCGTGTGATGGTTCACCAATGAACTCATGCCAAGTATTAACTCTAAGGCCACCACCAAGAATGTAATCAAAGGTAACAGACCCAGTCTTAAGACGGCCTGGGACCTCTGTAACCTCAGAAGCAAGAAGAGAGAAGTTGTCTCCATACTTTTTGTTCAGGTCTCTCATTAGCTTAAGTGCTGCTGGGTTTACTGTCATGATGGTGGTAATCCTTGGCTAGTTCTTCCTGGTACATAATTACAGTCATAACAACGTGGTGGTGCTGCTGCCATACCTTGCTGAGATACAATAGACATGTTTTGGGCAAAATAGTTTCCACTGCCACAGCTAGGGCATCTTCCACTATTACGAACTCCCTCTCCACCCTTGTATGACTCAGCGGCTTCAAGAAAGTTATCCTTAGTTACTTGTACTGGAGCCTGTGGCTGCTGTGGAAAGGCAGTAGGAGCATTAGGATTAGGAACATACTGTCTAACTGGTACTGGGGTATCAACCCTTGGTGCTGGTGTTGTACCCAGCTTTTCATCCCACCAACCCATTACTTGGCATCTCCCCATCTATCAACTACAAATACCTCTACAGTAAGAGGTACATCAAAGAAGTCTATCGCTTCCATCTCCGTTTGTACAATCTGCTTAACCTGTTTGTACAATCTGCTTAACCTCTTCTGCCAACTCATCTGGAGCAATAACTACCAACTCGTCATGGACAGTAAGAGCAATGTACGCATCCTCTGGCAGTTTGTTATGAACATTGATAAGAGCGATTTTCATAACATCTGCTGCTGTGCCCTGGATCAAACAGTTGAATCCCTGACGCTCGGCTCTAGACACCTGCCAACGAACCTTGCTAGTAAGATCAGGAAGGTAACGTCTACGTCCAGTAATAGTCTGAACGTAGGGGATGGGAGTCTTAGTCTTGGCCGTATTAAGACATAGCCTCTTAAGTTTCGAGATGTTCTTGAACTTACGCTCGAAGTCTCCAAGAAGTTTCCTGGCGTCTAGTTCTGAGATACCAATTGAACCAGCCACCTTAGCAGGACCAACGCCGTATGAGATAGATAGCACTAGTGTCTTTCCTGCTGATCTATCTACACCAACAGCGTCACCAATGGCTGTATAGATATCCCCACCATTGAGGTAGGTGTCTATCATAATTGGGTCTTTACTAAAGGACGCAATAATTCTAGGTTCAATCTGAGAGTAGTCAGCCACGATAAGTTTGTGTCCAGGAGGCGCTACGAACAGCCTACGAATAAGCCTACCGTACTCAGTCTTGTTATTAGGAACGTTCTGTAGGTTAGGAGCACGACTAGACATACGACCAGTCTCAGCACCTACCTGGTTGAAGTCAGTGTGCAGCAACCCCTTATCCATTAGCGGCGGCTTATATTCTTTCTTGGTCTTACCAGCGGTAGTTTTAGTTACATACCCACCCATATATGGAATGACATATGTTGTAAGCAGTTTATTGATACTGTTCCACTCAAGTAGTGCATCAATAATGGGGTCTTCATACTGGTATAGTTCTAGAGCCTCAACTCCTACAGAGTAATCCGTAAACGTGGTAGGGATGCCTGCACGTTCTTTCTTTAGCCCGCCATCTGTAAGACGCTTAGCCTTAAGGCCGCGGCCGCCCTCTTCCTTTGACTTGAACAGAAGTTCCTGCTTCTCTCTGTTCGATTGTAGGTTAAAGGTTCTTCCAGCAAGCCGAAAAATCTTAGCCTTTACTGCCTCTGCGTCGGTCTCTAGACGTTCCTTAAACTTAGTAAGCTCGTCAATGTCAACGGGAGTACCCTTTAGACGCATATCTACAATAATAGGAAGAACGTCCATCTCCAGGTCCATAACCTTTTGTAGACCGTCTTCTACAATCTGTGGCGCAATCTTAGTCCAGATTTCAGCTGTACCCTTAGCGTCTTTCCAAGCATAGTAGGCTACTTCACTAAATGCGTGCTTCTCAATTTCCTTACCAATGCCCTTTACAATAGGATCATCAGTATAGGATGCTGATAAATCATCTAGGCCCATTCCCCACTTTCGTGGGTTAAGAATAAACGAGCCAACCATAGTGTCACCGTATGGACCTACTGGGGTCTTACCAAGATACTTAGTAACTGATCCTAGATCAAAGGCAATGTTGTGCCCGACTTTAAGTAGTGTAGGGTCCTCAAACAAAGGACGAAGTATCTCAAAGGTTTCAGTTCTAGTAAGTTGCTCTGGAGCAGGAGTCCATACAACAGTAGCCTTCTTCTCGTCTGTGCTGTAGTCAGACTTTCTAGGCTGTAGACCTCTATCCATACGGGCCTTAAGATCAGCCGTCATTTTAAGAGCGTAGTTGGTCTCTACATACTCACCGTGTGGGTGCCCCATAGGGATAGCATATGCATCTGTACCATTAGAAATAGCAATCCAGGTGACATTGTTACGCCAAGTGTCACCACGATGATCGCCTAATGTTTCAACGTCAAAGCAGAAAAACGGTCCCTCTTGGAACTCTGCGACGATTTCTTTAAGTCTTACAGCATCCGTGATTACGTGCTGTTCAGGGGAATACAAGTTACACCTCCAAATGAGAGAGTGGAGCCAGTGGGAAGGAGGGAGAAAGCACTGGCTCCACTCGGCTGGTTATCTAGAGGTTACCTCGTCAGCAACTTCTTGTAGTTCAGCCCTCGATGGAAAGTGAATTGCGGTTGAAGTTAGAGGCGTCAACTCTGAAAGCTGTGCCTTTAGAGAGTCAACATCAATACCAAAAGATTCTGCTAGATCACGAGGAGAAATACTCTGGAAATTGTATGAGGTTGACTTATTTACCTTAGTGTGTGACACACGCCAGAAGTTCTTATTCAGTGGGCCAGTAAACTTATCGTTGTTTAGATCACGCAGTTGGCTATACAGCTTAGATGTAGCCTGAAGCATCTGAACCTCAAACTCATCGTCTTCTCCAATTTCAACTACTGAAAAGACCGCTCTACCAATCGGTGCTGAACCAATGTCACAAAGAGGACACTGACCATCAAGCTCCATGCGACAAGGAAAAGACTTCTTGCCATCTCTTTCATTCAGCCAGTGCTGTGCATAAGATGCGAATGGAGCATTGTCTAAAAAGGCAATCAACTTTGGTGATGTATCAAACTTAAAATCCTGTGTGAACTTCTTACTAGACAGGACTGTCTTACTTGCTACGTCCCAACCTGCTTGAAGGGCAGAAGTGCGAGTTGAATCGCCATCTTCATCATCAGGGGCGTAAAGATCGGTCTCAACAGACGGATCGACGTACTTACTTGCTGTACTTGGCATATTATCTCCGGTATTAGAATTAGGAATTAGGCAGTTTGGTTAACTATTTTAGACCATCGTTCAACTAACGCTGTAGTCAGGTCTTCGTGCAGATTCCAGTCTACCCTAGCCTTATTTAGAAGTCCACGCTTACTGAACTCTTCTACTGTAGCATCTATTAACTGCCTTGTCAAAAGACGTTTGCCTGGAACCTTTTTGCCGCCCACTATATAAGCTGGAAGGCGATAGGGACTCTTAGGAATAAAAGACTGCTGTTCCCAGTAGCGCACAGTTTTTACTGACTTACCCAAAGCCTGTGCTAATGCTCCAATATAGAAGAACTCCATTTCCTTGCCGCGTACAAGTTTACGTATCGGCTTAGAGTCCCACTCTGGCTCTTCTACTTTTACTTCCTTTGCACGACGCTTACGCTTTTTAGAATAGAAAAGGTACTCTAGTTCTGCAAAGTCTTTGTCAACGTCGTATGTGTCCATTACTTTACTACTAGCGCGAACGTTTCTTCAGTTGGGAAGATTTCTTCTAGCTCGGCATCAGAGATTTTACCCTCAAATACCTGACGCATCACGTAATCCTCATCTAGCTGTGGTACTAGGATAAACGCCTCATCCTCCATACCCTTTGCGGCAAGGATTCTCTGAGCAGCTTCGAAGTTGACTGCCCTCTTTGTACGCCTCTGACGCATAATGATTCCAGCCTCTAGTCCTACTGGAAGCTCCATAAACTGATTGCCGTCAGCGTCATACTCTCCTACGTTTTCGATAACCTTCATTAGCTCATTGCGTAGGATTTCCTTACG